TTACGGCCGTCTGCACACTCCAAAATTTCTTCTTTAGTAACAACATCATCTTTTTCTGTAATTACTACTTTAACATAACAATACTGGTCATCAACTTCACCAGGTTTTAAAGTCTTAATATCATTATAATACACCTTTTCGCTAGCAATGGCAAGCTTGGAAACAAGTAAGAACAAAATAAGAACAAATGTCCATACCATATATCTTCTAAAATCTCTATCAGGATCCATCATGGTTTTTCTACCCACCTTCCATCTGGCATCTGACATGCCGTTCCGTGTACAACTTCTCTTTTTAAACCACCGATACCTACTAGTGGCCATCTATTCTCAATATCAATCGTAGCATCATAATCTTTACACTTAATAGGACCTACTGTATAAGACCTAGTAGTTTTGATAATACCAGAATTGCCTGTTTGAGAATTAAACCAGTTCGTATAAGATGAGCCGGCAGGACCATTATCTAAATGGTCAACAAATACTGCGTTGTGTACATCATAATCTGATTTATGCATAAGTTCAGCACCTAAAAATGCACCACCTAAGGTACAAATTGCAATTGCAGCTGGTTCGGCAGTATAACTAGCACACATAGCCGCTGTCGTACCACCACCCATAACTGCTCCGACTTGTGACCTATTGGCCGTACACGCCGTTAATAATCCGTAAGATACTGAAAGCAGGATTATTAGTTTTAATTTTCTTTTCACATTTTCCATAATCATATTGACAAACGCTACTACAACCACTAACAAGTATCGTCAGTAATATTAAGAGCGTCAATTTTTTCATATTTTTCTTTATCTTGTGAAACCATAAAACACTGATGTTGTATAGTCTCTATAAGGTTGTTAATTTCATTCTCATTAGACTTGACAGGTCCGTATTTCATCTCTCGCAACCTGTCAGCGTCTTTTTTGATACCATCAATTTTATCACATAATTGACTAATCTTGTGTAACATTGTCTTTCACCTTAGTAAACAAGTCTTGAATATACAACTTGTTTTTATTAAGTTGTTTTTTACTGTCTGACCAACTTTCTTTTTGAAACTCAACAGTTTTAGACCATTCAGTTTTTAACCAATTGGTGATTTTATTTTGCACACCAATTTCTTCGGCTATAGCACCTGTAGTAATAACTATATTAATAATAGATATTAGACCAGCGCCAATTAAAAGTTTCTTATAAGTTTTCATACTTTTCTCCCCGCTGTTTTTAAGTCCTCTTTACCTACGACCATATAAGGACCTTTGTTATAGGCAGGCACAACTGAAAACTGTTTAGAGATTTCAATTCGCTCTTGCCTTTGTTTGTGGTCGATTGTACCACCATTACCTAAGTTATCACTCAAACTAGGATAATTAGGTGTTTCTCTCTTATAAGGTTCAACACTTGTAAGAGGTACAAATTCTCTTGATTTGATTTTGGTTTTTAAAAGACCATGTCTGTACTTCACATATGTTTCTAGGTCAAACATCATATCGTGAAGACCTAACTTTTTCATATGTTTGTTATGTGCTTTAAGGTCAACTTCATATTTTGAAAGTTGATTAGCAGACAAGTTCTTTGCCTTTTTTCTATTCTTTTTGAAATAACCACTACTATTATTGGTATATAATATTGCCATTACGAATAATCACTCACACTTTTTGGTTGACTATCTTCTTGCATCTCTTCATAAGACTTGTTGAAAACTGACCTATAAAAATGGTCTCTTGGATTTTGAGATTGATAAGCAATCAATAGTCTGTTAAAATTTATGTCAACATTACTTAACACTTCAGGCATCTCTTTCTCTAATTTAATCATATCTTTTAGAAAATTAATTCTGTTGGTGTGTACTTTGTTGTCATCACCTTTGCCGAGTTTAATATCTTTCTCTTTGGCTAAGTTAAACTCTTTGTAAATGCCTTCTTTGTCGTATCTAAATGTATTCATATATCCTTTCATAGTTAAATTTACAAGTATCATATCACAATCTAGGATACTTGGCAAGCCTAAAAAAGCTTGATTTTTACTGGTTTTCCGACCATACTCCGACCTTCGAGCAGCTCTTTAAACCAATCCTGGCGCATCCTGGCGCCTCGTTTTTCGTCAACTTTCGACTAAAAGGCGGTTTTCTTCGATTTCCGCCTGTTCATCTGCCCATTTATCGAATTCGTTACACATGTGCTGATACTTGTTTTTTAGTGTCGAAATCTCTGCTCGTGCCAATTTAAGGTCACCTGTATCAACAGCATTACCAATCTTTTTGATTGCATCAAGGGTTTCAAATTCTGTGACCATCATTTATCTCCTAAATCTAAGTCAATCTGTTGTGCCTCAGATTGGTCTTCACTATTCATTAGAAGCACAATGTAATGAACAGCTTTCAATAGGTCTTTTCTATTTCGACCATCTTTTTTACCATACCTGCAAAGATACTTAATTGCATTAGCTTGGCAAAAATCTTTATCTATACCAATGTCTCGTAACAAGTCTTGAACCTGTGTACCTTTTGACACTTGAGCATAGTGTTGACCATAAGTGCCTTTAATATAGTCACCTATTTCATTTAATATTTTATCTTCATTATATCTCATTTGTAGCACTCTCCTCTACTTTTTCTATTTGGTTAAAATAACACCAATGTGTACCAGTGTCGCCTGTAAATGTAATAGCGCCAACATAGTTTAAATCGGTATCGTAAGTCTTAGCGTTAAGGCTTGTTTCGTTTTCGGCCGCTACATCATTTTTTTCAGTAGCAATACCTATGTTTATGATAGTGCCTTCTCTACCATTATTTGTGTGAACATAATCACCTACATTTATTATCATTGTATAGTCCTTTCTTCAAACATAAATTGTTTATCATAACCTAGGCCAAGAGAGTAACAGATATAACCTGCATCTTTTTCATCTTGTAGGCCTTCAGCCTCTAAAATCCACCTAATTGCCGTTTCACGGTCACCAGCACCCATTTGTGCTGTATCAAAAATTCGTTTCTCAAAATTCTTATAGTTCTCTGCCTCTTGCTTTGCTTCTCGTTCTTGTTCTTCTTTTGCAATCTTAGCAAGAGATTTAAACTCATCTTTGAGTTCTTGGTCGGTCATATTCTTGAAATCATAATGACGACCTTTTACACCAAAGGCTTCTTTGTGCATCTCATACACATCTGTTTCTAGGAAATACCTGTCAAGTTCGGCAGGTGTTGTGACACCATAACTTGCCCAATGGTCTAAGTCTTCGGTAATCATACCAATCCACAGACCTGGCGTTTTAGCCATCTCTGCTTTAGACTTAGCGTTAATATTTTGCAAGTGTTCTTTAAGTGTCATAATTATCTCCTTAGGCAGCTAAAGCGTCTTCGATTACTTCATCAACATTGTATTCGTCAATGCCACAAAGTTCAACATTCTGAACATTACTGATATCAATAGCAGCCTGTTCTTTGGTAATCTTACCAAGTTTTACAGATTTGATGATATCATCAACTTGTTCTTCGGCCATATCCCATGCCCATGATTTTACTTTACTCATATTGTAGTCCTTTCTTTGTTAATATAATATAATAATACATCAATCCAGGTCAATGTCAAGCGTTTTTTTGCTATTTTTAACCTTTTTTCAATGTTTTTCATAGTGTCTTTTTTCATCATATACTGTATCCTATCATAGTCGGAAGACCATGGCAACAGCTTTTTTCACTTTTTTTTGCTTTTTTTTAAGAAAAAACCCTTGTAAAACAAGGGTTCTAAAGTGCGACATTCTGGCACATCTATATCCAGGCAGATTTTACCCACTCCTGGTCACTTTCGTGTGGATTTGGTTGACCATGGAACACTGCAACTTTGGCATTAGGGTCTTTTTCAAAGGTCCAGTCTGACTTATGAAATCTTGGTTTCTCTCTGGAAAACCACTTATACGAGAAAGTCCATTGGTCTGGCATTATCTTTAAATTAGGCGTTCTTTCGACTAGTTTAGATATAACATCTTGGTCACCAGCATATCTCTTTAATTGGTTTCTATCTTTCAACCAAGGCCACCAAACTAAATCTGTAGCTGTTTTATTATTGAATTTTAGAACACTAGAGTTAAATACTTTAGCAGATAAATTAAAGTTATTCATTACACCAAATGTATCGTCTTCAGCAAATGTAAACATATCATCAATATTATCTAATATGACAACATCTAAATCCATGTAGAGGTTATTGCCTTCTATTTGTACTTCAGGACAAAACATCTGTAGTTTGTTCCACCAACCCTCATAATCATGGTGTGGTAGTTTTCTAACATCTATATCGCCTGTGACTTTTCTTTTTAATGTTAAGTCTTCGGTCAATACTATAAAGTTGTGTTTAATTGTGGTGTTTCTTTGCACCATATTATAAAGTTTTTGAACATACTCATAAGGGTATTTGTTACCCCAATATACACAAACAAAATTATTCATATCTGTAACCAATTCAATATTGCTCTAACTGCTAGTGATAGATACACTAGCTCCATTAACATTCTAGGTGTGTCTTTATCTTTCCAACCTATTACTGCCCATATAGCACATGATGTGCCTGTGATTAACCAACCAATCCATTGTGTACTTACATTAGCAGATGATAACACATAAACACCAGTTATGGCAAGTATGAAACCTATCCATCTAACTGATACTGTACTCTTAAAGTTTGGTATGCCAAGCCACCCTCGATTTCGTTTAGAGTAAACTGGTGATTTGCTATCATGTTTAGCCATTCCTGTACCGTCTTTCTTCCAGGTTTAAAAGGTTTATCAACTAATTCTATTTTTCTACTTGTTACAAAAGAGGCAACATTTCTCTGGTGTGTTACCGCTGGTGTCATATTTAGGATGCCATCAATTGCTGATAATGACATATTTGTGACAACACACCAAGCACCAATTAAATCATCTTTAATATCTGTACCCCAAAATTCATTATTAGGTCTTGGTTTGTTTCTAATCTTACATGGTCTATCTGTAACTTCACTTAATTGTAATTGTACTCTAGCTAACCACTCTTCTTGTGATATACCATGTATAAACTGACATACAGTAGGTGATGATGGACACAATAAGATATAATCTCCACTATCACGCCAACCTTTAAACTCTACATCAATACCTTGTTTCTGTAAAATATTAAACCTGTCTGGTGTAGATGCATGTCCTCTTATGGTGTGAATATTACCTTTGCAAATTCTAAAGTAAGTTTTATCGTAATTGTTTATACTAGGTTCAGGATATCTAGTAATTTGTTCAGTAAGATAACCTACATCAACATACCACCACTCTTCACCTTTTCTATCACACTCATTAATTTCTGCGATATTTTTACCTGCTAAACCCCAAAAGAAATGTATATTTCTATCTTCGTCTTTCCAACCTTTTTTAATTGCTGGCCATATTTGGTGAGATAAACATTTATCCCATGCTAATTCATGTGTTATTAACATAATTCCACGCCGTTCCGTTTTCAATCTCTGTCATTGTAAATTGACCTGCTAATAAAGTATTAATCCAGGCCTGCCTATCTACAGAGTATATTGGTTCTTTTATTTTACTAAAGTCATGTTCAGACACAGGATTGCCCATTGATACAACACCACAAAAACTTGGTACACCACTTATAATAGCATCTATACATACAGCAGATTGAAATGATATTACTGCATATGCACCATCAATATCTTCTTGTAGTGGATTTGTATCCTGTTTAGTTCTAACTTTAATTTCTTTTCTTGTATGTTTCTTTAATGTTTTTAGTGTGTCATCTAACCAGTTTGGTTCTCTAAAATATTTTGTAATATGGTCAGACGGCGGACAGACTAAAATATAATCGCCTTCATATTTCCAAGGTTTTAACTCATAATGAGGTTTATACTTTTCTATTCTCTCATAGTCTGCTTTTTTTAACTGTCTTAAACCTGTTTCGTGATACCAATTTTTAGTTAGTCTGTAAATTCTTTCATTAAATATTTCAGACGGACTATGTTTATTGCCAAACATGTAAGCATGGTCAAAATAATACCAATCTTGTTCATAAGCATGTGCGTTTTTAATTAAGTCTGCCGTACCTCTAAGAATACCAAAGACAAGAATTGGATTGTTGTAGTCTTCTTCCCATTCTGGCCAATGTGTCTTTTCATATTGACCAACACTAGGACCATTTCTCTTATACAGTTTACCTTTAGCACTATTTACTAGTGCTCTCACAGGCACATCTGTATTGTCTCTAGTTTCAAAACCTTGTATCATCAAACTATCATACACTCGTCATGGTTTATAAACCAATCTTTTGAATAATCACAATCTTTATATTCTTTAAACCAAGGTCCGCCTTCAGTGTAATGAACATTTTTTACATCATCTTTATGTTCATATTCACCTACTAACCAGTTCCACTCTAATGGTATTTCACCAATCAAGTCTTCACTTTCTAACCATTTATATTGATGAAGTTCTAAACCACTAGCCTTGTTTACATAGTCAGGTGTCAGTGTTGTACACTTTTTACAGTTCATCAACATGAAACTTGACCAGTTTTTCTTAGGATATTTTGTTTGTTTTTGACCTAAAAATTTTATATCTGTTTTTGGTGTGTAATCATGTTTACAAACCTGTACAGCATATTTGTCATCTCTCATTCGCCAGAGTTCGGCAATGTCTTCAAACATTAACATATCGCAATCCATGAATAATGCCCAACCTTGATAATTCATAAGGTGAGGTATCATAAATCTACTAAAAGAAAACTCTGTACTAGACAAACTATTTCTTTCTCTAACAAAGTCATCTTTTAGATTATTTAAAGCAATCGGTGTTATTGCTACAGGTTTCGTACTATTTTGAATAATACTATGTGACAATACATTATAAGCCACTCTCTCTTTATTGTCATATCCTATAAAAACATTAATCATCAATTTCCTCACACTCTTTCTTGTTAGCATTTAAGCCTTCATGGGCATCATAAAACCAAACATAACTATAAGTTACTTGGCCATTCTCTTGTACAGCACATTTTTTACCGAAAGCAATACCTGGTTGCTTAATTGGTCCTGTACATGCACTTAGTATAAGTGCTAATATTGTAATTGTAAAATATTTCATCCTCTAAACTCAGCTGATTTACCAGCCGCCTTTCTTTTTGGTCCTTTTGTGTGGTCATAGTATTTTCCTAATACTGACCTTGCTTGAACATGGCCACCTTTGCCATCTCCTATATTCAAGTTTTTAACTTGATATTGTGTTTCAAATCTTTTTCTCACTAAATCCCATATGAAACTGTCATGTTGTTCTTGTTCGTTATAAATTAAATCTTCATTATACATCTTTTGCATTTCTAACGCATATTTGTGAGTATGATTATGTTTCATATTCCATGCTAGAAAACCACATTCACTATAATGGTCACCTCTACCTAGATATGTCATCATGCAATTATCAATGTAAAGTCTTGTCTTGACAAAATCTTCAGTTATTGGTGTATAAAAAACACTATCTGCATCTATGCCTATTATATAATCATACTCTTTATATGTAAGTAAAGCATGTGTGTATGCATAAACCTTGTAACAAAATCTGACACCATCAGTTTTAAAATCATTTACAAAATCTTTACCATCAAATCTACTTTTATTTCTCTCAACAAATAGTTTACACTGAGGCACTAAATCAAACAAATTATCATCTTCATTGTACACTTTTAATTCGAATGGCCAATTATAAGTCTTCTCAAATCTATGAGCATATTCTTCATACAATCTGTCATTCCAAGTTGTTACAACTAATATCTTCATAGTAAACCTCTATATAAACTTTCCCATTTCATTGCTATTTTATCAGGTGTTCTCTCTCTTTCAATATATTCTTGAGCATTTTTAATTCTATTCTTTATCTCTTTTGGATTTTTTAATGCTTTGATATAACCATCAGCTAAGTTATCACACCAAATAAAATCATTTAATTCTTCATAACTAGGTATTCCTGGATTACTTATTACCCAACGACCTGACCACATAGCATCAATAGGTCTATTGTTGCCTTTACATCTACTTTCTCTATCTGATGTTACTGGTAACAATATGATATCGCAATTATCATAAAACTCATCTTGTGCTTTCATAGACCAGTTTTGCATGTTGTCATATTGATGTTTAAATTTTTTCTCATATTCGACCATTTCATCTCTAAGCATCCAATATCTGTTGACTTTAGTACCCTTAAATGGTTTAGGCATATGTTCAGGTTTATTAGTAAGTATTCTAAATTCTGTAGGGTGTATCTTTGATAATGTATCTCTGATATACAAAAAATCTAATTTAGAAAAATTACTAATAGCACCATAATAACCTAAAACCATTTTGTCTTTTTTTCTAAATCTAGGTGGTACTTTTTTTCTTTCTGTAGGGTCTTCAATCACATATGCTTTTACTTGTGTCTCTTCTTCAATTAGTTTTTTTAATGCATGACAAGTTGTATATACAGCGTTAGCATTAGGTATGGTAAAGTACCAATGTTTAAACATTTCAAACTTATCATCTGCAACATCTACGATATATTTAATTTCATTACCGATACAATACTCAGCATCTTCTCTTGTATGTTTTTTACCTAAAACTGCAACATCACCTTCTTGAAGAGATTTTATATCATCTGTCACTCTACAGTTTGCAATATGTGGTGCCACAATAGTAGCTCTTGCCCTATATGAATAAGGAATTAATTCGCCTTCTAATTTTGGTGTTACATATACTAACATATTGTATCAAATACACTTTCAATCATTGTGTTAAAACTGGTCTCTCTTTGTTTTGAGGTCATGTTACTATAACCCTTTTCTAAATGGTCTGCAACTGTGCTTACTGCTAACGCATCTTTATCAAACTTATTTGCTAATGCATAAAGAATATGTGCTTCCATTTCTACTGCAAGAACACCATAGTCTTTGTGTTTTCTATACCAATCACTTACAGGATTATAAAACCAATCACTAGAAACTATGCCTCCTACTTTAGCTTGAGGGCATGCCTTTTTAAATTTTTCTAGTAAACGATATGTTACAGTAGGACAAAATGTGTAACCAGGAATTAAATCTTTTGTCATATTACTATCTGTTGATGCTGTTGTGGCTGCAACAATATCACCAATATTAACATCATCTGAGATTCCACCACAACTACCCACTCTGATAATGGTATTGACATTATAGGTATTATAGAGTTCGTGAATATAGATGGCGTTAGAGGCCATGCCCATGCCACCACCTTGTACAGATAGTAAAATTCTTTTGTCGTTCCAAGTTAAGTAACCTGTGAAACCTAAACAGTTTCTAACACCATTAACTTGTTTGACTTCTTCTAAGTATTCTTCAGCAATCCATTTTGCTCTTAATGGGTCACCAGGCAACAATACGATATCTGAGTAATCGCCTTCGTTAGCTTCTAAATGCACGGTCATATAATTCACTCCAATTGTTTACTCTTCTACCTTCATAATTTCTGTTATACGGCCAGTCCATCATGTAGGTTGTCAGGCCAACTTCATCACCATCTTTGGCGTAATCGACCCTATCTTCTATCCATATATAGTTTTGTCCACTATATAGTTCTTCTAAAATATCTTTTTTTGGTTTTGTAAAATCACCTGAACAATATATGTTATCGAATACATCACCAAATAAATGTCTTAAATTAATTTCTCTTAGTCTGTGAGAATACTTGTCTTTACCAATCATTGTTATAACATCAAATCGCCAGCCTTCTCTTGCAAGTTTAGTTACAATCTCAACACTATCTTTAAATGCTGGTATAAAACCTAATGCACCAGTTTGATTAAACATATGCACTTGTTCTAATGCTTCTTTTTCAGATATGCCATATCTTTTAGATTGTTCAAAGAAATGGTCAGTGTTTGGTAATCTAAAATATCCTTGTTCACGCATCCATACATCAAAGGCAAATGCCCAATCTAACAGGACACCATCACAATCAGTTACTATCTTTTTCATAATCTATCAATAATCTCCTAATTTCAGGCCATGTGCCTAGGTCAATGTAATCTTCAACTTTAATTGCTTTTGATTTGTATATCGGTGTTTTTCTAATCTCATCAAAACCTACTCTTAAATTTAGTGTTGATTTTTCCATAAATGACATACACTCACTAAAGTTTCTTTTTCTAAATGCAAAGGCACACCAAAAGGCATTAAAATCTGTAACATCTTCAGGTTTGTCTTCGTAATCTATGACAATATCATCTTCAATTTGTAACGCACCTTTTGTTTTTAATACTTCAGCATTTGTTTCTTCTTTATATAAGTAAGTAAAACCTGTTTCGTTTAGTGCCTCTGTAACTAGTGTGAATAGGTCTTTACCTGGTTGCAACTTCATTAATGTATCTGGTAATAACACTAGATTATGTTCACCAAATAAATGATAGGCACTTTTGATTGCACCTGTGTATTCTTTCTCACTAGGATTTTGAAAACAAAATGATATGTTATATCTGTCTTTATACTTTGCAAGATATTTAATAAGGTCAGTTTTATCTTCATTAATGACCACAACAAACTCTACTTGATTTCTACCATAGTCTTTGAAGAAATTAAAACAATTATCAATTAAAGCATTGTCATTATCTAATCTTAATATCTCTTTAGGATATGGTAGATTTAATCTCGTACCTTTTCCTGCTGATGGTAATATAACTGTTAATTTCATATAAACTTCCTTAATGCTTCTAATTTTTTTTCATGTGACCATACATTAGAAGTTCTTGCTGTAATCCAATATGTATGTTCTGGTAAAACTGCCTCAGGTAATAAATCATTATCTTTAATTTGATGTTCACTCTTATCCTTAAATTGTGTTAAATTTTCTATCTGCCATAAATTCATAGGGTGGTCAGATGCTGGTGGATTATCAACCATAGTTTTTGCTTGGTCAACTACTTTTTCGGCAGCTGTTGGTTTAAAAATACAGGCAGATACACCACCTAAATCGCCTCTTTTAGGTCTTTGTATTCGCCATTGTTCAGCTTGTGTATTAGGAAAGTTTTGTGTTTTTACTGCAAGACAATTAATTTGTGTCGCTAGTATATTTTCACCTTTGTAATATGGCAACCCCAACCAACGCAATAAGTAAAAATGTTCTTTCGTAGGGCTTTCTGGAAGTAAATCTGTAACATCTACACTGTTTACATTATAATCACTACACTTGTCATACATCTCTTTATTAGGTTTGTATAACGCAACTAGTTTATAATGTTCAGAATAAAATTTATTTAATTGACCTGCCCACAAATCAAAGTAGTGATTAAAATATATGGGGTCAGCAGCGCAATAAATTATCATAACCAACCTTTTGTATAAAATAACTATCAGCAATATCAGACACAGGATTGCCAACTTTTTCTGTATCAAATATTTTCTTCAAATCAATATTAGTTTCTTTCACAAACGCCTCATACATCATTTCTTTGTCGGCGTTTCCTTTGCCTGTAGCACCTTTTTTAATGACACTCGGTACCACCGTAGAGTAAGGTATATTTTGCTCCTCAAGGCGATATTTAAGGATGCCACAGTTCTCAGCGATTTGAAAAACACCTTGACCTTTAGACCCAAAAGAATAACCCTCAATGAATACTTGTGGATTAATAAGATTGGAGATGATGTTAATAGCCCAATCAGATATTTGAGTGAACCTTTGAATTGGTGTAGTGTATTCTTGATGTTCATGGCCTACAATATCCTCCGACATTTGACCAATGTATTTCTTTTTGTTAGTTAAATAATAAAACATTAATATACCTTCACCGTCAATGTTTACACAAATAGCTGGACTTGTTAAACTATAATCAATCCCAACTATCGTCTTCGTTACTATCGTGCCTGTCTTCTTCGTATTCTTCGTCATCAACTTCATATCCACAGAAAGGACATGTAAGAGGTTCTAAATCTTGCTCTTCAATGTCCCACTTTATGGTATATTTAGTCTCGCAGGAAGAACACGCTTTTTTTCTAGTTTCCATTATAATTTAAATGTTTTGAATTGGTCCTTTTTAACATCTTGCTTGATGCCACCAATAACATAGGACTCAATTTCTGTTTCTTGTGGTGCGTTTTGTGTACCTTTACTATTTAACCAATGGTCTACCCATGGTAATGGATTTGTTCTTTGTTCGTATTTTGGTTCTAGGCCGATACTTTTCATTCGTCTGTTCGCCATGTATTCTACAAACTGGTGTAACAGTTTTTCGGATAAACCAATCATACTTCCTTTGGAAAATAGATATGTTGCCCAACGCTTCTCCTCCTCTACAGCTTCATCATACATCTTGTAAACTTCATCTTTAACTTCTTTGGCAATCTTAATCATATCTTTATCATCATTACGGTCATGCCAATTATTAATAATAGTTTGCGACATTGCTAAGTGTTGACTTTCATCTCTTGCAATAAAAGAAATAATCTTAGCAGAACCTTCAAGTAGTTTAAGTTCACCAAATGCAAAACTACAAGCAAACGATACATAAAACCTTAGACCCTCTAAGATATTTACAGTTACCATTGCAAGATACATTTTCTTTTTAAGTTCGTACATATCAACACTATCAGGTTTTAGTGACCACTTGTAACCGTGTTCAATAAGGTCATCATAAGTCTTAGTGATAGACTTAGACCTCTTTTGAATTTTGTCATCACCCATAATGGTATCAAACACTTCATTAGGATTTGCATATAAGTTTTTGATGATGTAAGTATAACTTCTACTATGAATAGTCTCAATAAAATCCCATGTTACAATACAGCCTTCTAATTCAGGCAGTGAAACAAAAGGTAAAAATGCCAAACATGGACCTCTACCTTGTACACTATCTAACATTGTCTGATATTTTAGATTAGATGTGAAGATAAACTTTTGTTGTTCATTCAGTTGTAGATAATCATTTCTATCTTTCTGCAAAGATACTTCTTCAGGTCTCCAAAAGTAACCTAATTGTTGTTGGTTTAGTTTATCAAAGATAGGATATTTCATATCATCATATCTTTGAACCTGCATTTCAGGACCAAAAAACATTGGTTGTTTTGTAAAATCTACACCTTGTTCTTTATTTAATACACTTCTCGCCATTTACTGTTTACCCTCTTTTAACTCGTAAAAAAATTCGTCACTGTCTCCTGCTGTCCACTTTAATTGACCTTCAACTGAGTATTCTTCCGTGGACACCTTAAAATCTGGAAACTTTAAGTCAGCCGGTGACAACGACTTATCATAAAAGATTACTCTGTTATTTGGTTGAGCGGCAAAATAACCGTTCTCTAGTTTTAAAATATTAAATGACTTATGTTGTGATGGTATTTCACTGTAAGTTACATTTCTTTCTAAGTTCGTTGAGTTAGCATTATCAATTGTAAACATATACCAACCCTTGTACCATTTCTTTTGTGGCGATAAGTATTTTACTTGATTGCCACTTAACATTTGTTTTTCTACTATTGTGATATCATAACTAAAACAATCCCACAACTGCAACTCTGTCAAAGGTACATCTTCTTTAACATCTTTTTTCCAAACAAATGCACTAATAGGTAACTTATCGTATAAAGCACCATACTCTGGTAAGTATGTTTCAAAATACAATGCTCTACCTTGAATAGACTTAGCAGTAACCCATGTACCCTCAACAAATTCACCATGACCTTTTTGGCCGTCATAAAGATATTCTTTTTTAACAAAAACATCTACATGGGGAACATTAACACACAAATATGCCATTTAATCTCCCTTTATATTGTACAACTATCACAAGCTTCATCATCTTCTACTTGTAATGTTGTCGGTTTAGTTTCCTCTACATTATCTGTCCAACCAACAGGATGTGATGGTTCATCAATATCTTTCTTAGCATCATAAGTATTTTGATAATAAGAAGTCTTCCAACCATATTTGTAAGTTGACAACAGGTCTTGTGCCATCACAGATACAGGCACCTGATTGTCTTCATAATTTTCTGGATTGTAAGACCAATTACCACTAATCGCTTGGTCGAAATACTTTTGCATTACTGCAACGATATTTATATATCCATTATTGTCAGCCATATCCCACAATAAAGTATAATTATTTTTTAGTGTAGAATATTGAGGTACAATCTGTTTCAGAGTACCTTTTTTAGACTTTTTAACACTTAAATAATCTCTAGGTGGTTCAATACCATTTGTTGCATTAGATACCACACTAGAGGACTCAGACGGCATTTGAGCTGTAAGTGTGCTATGTCGCAGCCCATGTTTTTTAATTGCCTTTCTCAAATCTTCCCAATCAAACTTGAAGTCTGGTTTCACCAGTTCATCAACTTCTTTTTTGTAAGTGTCGATAGGCAAAATGCCGTCTGAATATTTTGTTCTATCAAAGTATTCACACTTTCCTTTTTCTTCAGCTAATTCATTAGAAGCACATAGTAAGTAATACTGAAATGCCTCTGTTAATTCATCAACTAATTTTAAAGCCTTCTTGTCACCATAACCTACTTTATTTTTTGCTAAGTAGTGTGCAAGACCAATATAACCAATACCAAGACTTCTTCTTGCTTTTGTAGATACTTCGGCAGCCTTTACAGGATAAAGTTGATGGTCAATAATCTCATCTAAACCTCTAACTGCTAAATCACACAAAGGTTCTAACTCTTCAACATCTTTAATCAAACCTACATTAATTGCACTTAAAATACATAACGCAATTTCACCACTGCCATCAATGTGTTGAATAGGGTCAGTAGGTAAAGTAATCTCTTGACATAAGTTAGACATATAAACTCTATCTTTAAAACTAGAGTGTGTGTTACAGTGGTCAATATTCATAATGTAGATACGACCTGTTTCTGCTCTTTCTTTTAAGATGCTGAAGATGAGGTCTTGAGCATTGATTTTTCTTTTTTCAATACTGGTTTTTCTTTCGGCGGCTTCATATAAATCGTTGAACGCCTCCGTGCCCCAAGCTTCATAGAGTTCAGGAACCTCGTGTGGTGAGAAGAGCGTAATGTCTGCATCTTGAATAAACCTTTCGTAAAAAATTTTAGATAATTGAATAGAGTAATCTAACTTTCTCACTCTATTGTCCTCTGTACCTTTATTGTTTTTTAAAACAACAATATCTTCTATTTCTTTGTGCCAAATAGGGAAGTGAACCGTTGCACTACCCCCACGAACACCGTTTTGAGTACAGCACTTAACTGTTGCCTCAAACTTTTTGAGGAACGGGATAACTCCTGTGTGCTGGACTTCACCGCCTCTAATTCTGGAATTAATTCCTCTAATTCTCCCAGCATTGATACCAATACCAGCCCTTTGTGCAACATAATTGCCAATAGCCATATCACTAGAGAAGATGCTAGGTAAAGTATCATCAACATCAACCAACACACAACTAGCATACTGGCGAATAGGTGTTCTAACGCCTGCCATAACAGGTGTAGGAATGTTGATTTTGAATTTTGAAATTGCGTCATAATATTTTTTAACATATGTCATTCTCTTTCCGTTATCATAATCTTTAAAAATAGTAGCAGCGATTAACATATACATAAATTGAGGTGTTTCAAAAACTTGACCGTTACTTCTATCTTGTACAAGATATTTGTCTATTACTTGTCTTAGACCAGCATAAGTGAAAGTATAATCTCTTTCGTGGTCAAGCCAATTTTCCATTCTATCAAAATCTTTTTTATCATACCATTTTAAAATCTCGGGGTCATACACACCTTTTTCTACACCTAGATTTACATGGTCATAGATGTGTGGGTGGTCCCATAATTTATTAATAACTTGTTTTCTTAAACTAAACAATAGTAGTCTAGCGGCTACATACTGATAATTAGGGTGTTCTAATGAAATTAAATCTGAAGCTGACTTGATTAAAATTTGTTGAATTTCATCTGTTGAAATACCATCATAAAATTGTAAACCTGAATTCATCTCAACTTGTGAAGCAGAAACACCATTAATATCTTCAACTGCATATTCTACCATTTCGTGTATCTTGTCAATGTTAAGAGGTTCTTTACCTCGACTGCCTCTTTTTATCACATTAATTATTTCTTCTACCATCTAATTCCTCCTAACATTTCTTGTAATTGGTTAATCTTGTCAACGCTTCTAATTTAGCAAAAGTATTGGTACTTATAATATCATTTACTTCACTCACACTCATGCCATCTTTAATCATATCGTTCACATCTTTGGCGTGTATATTGTCTGGCCAAATCACTACATTGTAATTCTTTTCAATTACTTTGTACATTCTATTAATAATTTCTTTGTTTCTTGGTTCGTTATCAAATATATATGTCACTTGGTCAACTGGCACTCTATCAAATAACATATCAGCACCACCCATTGCAAGACAATTTTTCAAAAACAAACTATCAATAGGACCTTCAACGATATTAATATGTTCTTGTAAGTTAACTCTTTCAAGACCATAAATTTTTTGTTTACTTTCTTTTAATTTAATTGTTAAATATTTTGGTTGCTCATTGCCAAATGCTCGACCTTGGAAAGCAAAAAACTTTCCGTCATAATCGAAAAACGGAATGATTAACCTAGGATGGTCTTGTTTGATATAAGGAAAAGTTTGAGGTTTTACCTTATTTACAAAAGCCATAAATTTGTCACAGAGATATAAGTTATCAAAATGTTTATCAGGTATTTTTCTGTCTTCAATATATTTTTTGACAGGATGTCCTGATTTTAACTTACTTACTTTTGTCAAATCATCAAGTAAGTTTTTTACCGGTTTGTCATCAAATGCTGGTTTGAAATCAAACTTAGGTTTTGGTGAGGAAGGAGCTGAGCCCTTATATCTCTCTAGTAAATATCTTTCATAAAGTTTAGGGTCAATAAACTTAATGAAATTACCTAAACTCTGGCCTTCACCACAGTTATGGCATTTAAAGAACATATCGTTCTTAACTCTGTAAAAATATGCTCTGGCCTTTGTCTTGTTCTTTTTGGAATCGCCACAATGAGGACACCTAAAGTTGTACAAGTAGTCGCTTTTTCTTTTAAACTGCGACAATCTGGCAGACATATCATTAATAAATTTTAAATCAATATAACTCGACATAGCAACACATAATATACACTAAACTTACCTAAATGGCAAGTCTAATTGAACATCTTTAAAATATGGATAAAATTAGTAGATAAGACCCAACCTACGACAACTGCGCCACCCATAATCAACCACTTATATTTCTCTAGTATACCAACTCTGGCCCCAATGTCAAGCTTGATTTGCTTCATTTCAATAAGTAATCGTTTTTCTACTTGTTGGATTTCTTTAGATAATTCTCTATGGACAGTATCAATCTCCCCAGCCCTTTCTTTCAACTTGTCAAATATGATTTCATCAATTTGCTCTTGTCTGGAGATTTTCTCTTCATGCACGGCCAACATTGACTTAATAGATGTAGAAACATCTGTCAACTTATCAATAGCAGTATCTAATCTACCATTGATATTGTTGACATTCTCTATATCTTTTTTAAGACCTTCTAATTGGACCTTTATGTCGGTTGTGCCGTTCTCTGCCATTAGACTAACCTGCTAATGGATTCTTTGCTTTGAGTTTAAGTTCTTCTATTTCAAGTTTTAGTAACTCTAACTCTTTCTTTAATACTGCGTTTTCTTTTGCTGTTTCGTTTGCTTTAATTTCGACCTCTTCAATCCACTCTTCATTTTCACCAATAGCTTCAATGCTATCTTTTACTTTTTGGTCTACTACTGCAATACCTGATAAATCTAATTTACCAATTTTTTCTTCTATAACTGCAATTTTTTTGCCGTTCTTTTCTATGCCTGATAGGTCGTAAGTTGCTTGTTCAACACCTTCAACTGCACTTAGTCTAGTGTTGAATTCTCCCCATGCATAAAAACCACCACCTATAGCGCCAATAACACCGACAAGGGCAGCATATGTGGATAGTTTATCCATTAAATTCTTCATTAGTTACTCCGTAGTGAGGCTATTTCAGCCTTTAGTTTAGTTCGTTTCATGTCTATCTCGTTTAAGAGACGGTTTTGTACAGCAATAGGGTCATTATCTGTGTACGCCGTAAGGGTTGCGTCTTTATATATTTGTTGCTGTTCTATTCTATTTATAGTATCAAAGAAGTCTGTATTAGGTGCATAAGATAATTTATTTCCCTCATACATTCTTTTATTTGTATATGATGATATGTCTGGCTGTGTAGATTGTAGTCCAACAGCCAAGACATATGAAGTCGCCTTTAATTTATCATCTACTCTTTTTAATTTTGCTTCAAGTTTTTTAATTACTCGAGCAACTTTGTCTGTTATGCCACTGACCTTAGCGTCAACGGTAACTGATTTGTTTTCAACAGATACATCTGTCTCATCTTCCACAACTTCGTTAGCGTCTTTCTCCTCCTCCGGTCTTTCTGTTTCCTCGTTAGAAGCCACTGTTGATTTAGTTGATACATCTTCGTCCTGTGGTCGTGTCTCTGTCTCTGTTTCATCACCTTGTACAGTTTCCGTTGTTTCAATCTCTTCATTTGTGGTTGAATTAGTAGCATTAATTTCTCCTTCTTCGTTTTTAGTTTCTTCAAACTCTTGTTTGAGTTCTTCCATGGCAACACCGGCAGCCTCTTCAAAGAATTCCTCCTCTGTAATATTTTCTTCAATTAGCGCCGTTTCAAATTCTTCTAAAAGATTTTCTTTTACTAAAATCTCTTTAAAACTCTCTTCGAATTGTGTTTCAAATTCTTCTAATTTAATTTCTTTGATTTCTATTTCTTGTGGTAAAAATGTAATTTCTTCTAATTGTATTTCTTCGATAGGTGGTAGTTCATCAATAATAGTATTGATATCTTCAATCTTATCTTTTACATTGTCTAGTTCGTCTTGTGTTTCTTCACTAATAGGTGTATAATTAATATCTAACAATGTGGCGGTTAGAGTTGCACCTAATAAATTAGGACCTAATGGACTGGTAGAATTAGGGTCGTTTCCGTCTATGCCTTGCCATTGCCAATCCCAATTTCTAGCACCCTCACCTGTGTGAGTTACAGTATCAGTATATGTAAAAGTAGTACCACCATAACCTGCATCATCATTTCTGTTTTGAGTTACAGTTGCAAGTATAGAACCGTCTTCATCTAAAATTTTTACAGTTGTAGAAAAGGTATCTCTATTACTACCTGCTTGACCACAACGAAAAGAAGAACCTTGCCATTCACAGTTTTGTACCTCTGTTGTGGCATTTAAGGTTACACCACCATCTAAAGATGTGGTTGTTGTAGTATGAGTATTTCCTGATTGAGTTGTTGTAGTGATATCTACTAGAGAACCAGAGGCAGATACAGTTCCAGTACCATTTGCTTCTAGTTCGTTACAACATCCTGTAAAATCAGTGATGTTGTTTAATGTGAAACCGGTGGCCGAGTTTATACTACCATCACTTGCGTTAGGTAATAGGTTGCCAGATGTGGCTGTTTCGGCCTTACTTACGCTTTGAAAAGTCGTAAGGATTAAGACCATGCATAAAACTATAAAATTTGTATGCGCCATATATTACAATGCTACTCCAAATAATAATACTAAGGGTACCGTAATCCATAAACTATTTATCTCCCTCCCGAATTCTCCACCTTTACTGGCTTTTTTTTTAGCTCACCATCTTCAGGTTTGTAGTCTTTATCGACCTCATTCCAAGCATCTGTTTCGATTTCGGTTTGTAGTTCTTTTTTCTTTAATTCTATTCTTGCTAATTCTTCTAATCTTTCTTTTTCAAGTCTGGCTTTTTCTGCCTTATCAGCCTTCTCTACGACTTTTAGTTTTTCAACATACATGTCATAATCTGGTCTTAACTTGTCATACTTGCCCCACTGTTTCTTAGCATCTGCACCAATCTTACCTTCAAATGGGCAAGGTGTACCAGATTGTTCCATTGCAAAGAACACTCTAGGATCCTGACATAGAATTGACACGGCAGCTACCTTCATTCCTAGGTCGTTCAACACTTTACTTAATTTAATTCTCTCACAGTTTTCATCTGTTCTATATGTACCACCAGATACACCTAAACCAAATGTTGATATGCCACCTGACATACCAACTACGCAAAGGTCTTGCGACATTGCTGACATTGACGGAGATGTTGCTGAAGATACAACTCTAGTGTCACCAGAGTATGCATTTGTGGTGTTGTTAGTTGTAGATGTGGTGTTGGAAGAAGACCCACTCTGAAAATTAGTTGTGGATTCTTGTGAATAACCACCAGATATGGTAGTATTACTTCCAGATGTGTTAGTTTGTGTGTTGGTCGTAGCACCACTATTAGTGGTGTCTGCAAGTGTCAAGTGTGTAAATCCCATAACGAAACATAATATTAGACCTATTAAAGTCTTTTGCATATATGTTTCCAAGTCCTAAAAAGTTAGTCAAGATATCATAGTATTAAGTAATCGTCACGCTTATTGGCGGTTACTCAATAGTACAATCTTCACTATTATTTATATAGACTTGCTTATTATGTGACTGTTTTTATTTGACAAATTCAAAAGTCAGATATTTGACATAGTAAATTAAATGACGAATTAATTATTTTTTTCTAGGATTAGTGCTTTGATGCCCCATGTACCATCTATATTCTGTTCCAGCTCTGCCTTAGACTTAATACAGCTGTACTGAACACTACGATTTGTACCTGTTAACTGCCTCTCAGCGTGTCTTTTTCCTTTGAGACACAAACTCATAGAATCCTGGATTCTATGCTCCTTTATCTCATTGTTGACAATCATAAGTAGTGCTATAACTGTCTCTATCATTTGTGTTGCCCTTTCTAACGATTATGAACCGTTACCATTTTTATATACTATATCTCTATCAGCATCCTTTAGTTTTTCAATATCTTCTTTAGCCTTTTTCATCTGTTCCTGCAAGAATTGAATGTTGATTTTATTATTCATCATTCCCTCAATGGTCTCTTCCATTTTCTCCACAGTTTTATATAAATCCTCAATCAACATAAATTGCTCGGAATCGGCAGGTAAACTACCCATTTCGCCACGAGGCCATTTAATTCTAAACTCTGTATTTTTATCTAAATCAGCAGTTAATCTTTCTTCTACGGTAGCAACTGTCTGTTTATGTTGCTCGTCCATTTGTGTTATATCTTTTTCTAATAATGTATGATTGGTCTCTAATTTATTCAACCTCTCAACTATACCGAAATAACTCCACACTCCGACTGCCACGGCTCCGATTATGGCCAGCATGTTACGGATTGGCATTGCAACAGCAGTGTTGTCATCTACCGAAACTGGTCTTTTTGTCATGTTTAATTACTTTTTCTTGGGGTAGTATTTTGAAACAGCTCTGTTACCAAACCAGAATGAGATAATAGCTGCAAAAATCGCCATGATTTCATCATTCCATAGTACAGGTAATGCTGTAACAAGGTCCTGACCACTGTTTAACATTGCAATTAATAGTGATACCTCAACTGCAACAAATAATAAAAAGAAAGCATATGTAATAACTGGTCTTACACTAGCTCTCAATGCATTTACAAAACCACCACCATCTAGGTGTTTATCGTGTTCGTAAATACCTTTCGCTTCGGCGATATCAGCCTCTGCGTCTAATTCTTTAAGTGTTAAAGCGGTGCCCTTTTCCGCCATTTCCATTTGCATCTTCATCACTTCAAGTTTTTGCTTATGTTCTTGACCATCTTTGAAGAAGTCAAGTACCTTTGGAGCAAATGAAGTTCCAAATCCTAATAATGAGCCTAATAAACTAATCATATCTTTATTTATCCTTTTTAATCTGGTCTATATATGCCTGGTAAACTTTGTGGGCTGCACCTAAGTCCTTTTTCTTCTCAGGATCCTTAGCCCTCTCACTTGCCACCTTTGCCCTCTGCGACATTGCAATAGCAGCCTGTATTTTATGTGCGTGTGTTTTACCAGACCCCTTAATTTTTCTCACTGATTGTCTAGCTTTTTCTGCATCTGTGAAACCTAGACCATGAATTGTGCCTCTAGGGTTTTCATCTGTGTATAAGTCTGAGTGTTTGTCCGAACCAGCTTTTTGGCCTTTTTTTCTAGGTATTCTAGGGTTTTTCTCAGCGTTTAGACCAACCGCCCTCATGTCTCTACTTCTATCTTTTTTAGGTGGTCTGTCTGTAGGACCTAAACTTGCCACAGGATGCATACTATCTAAACCACCAACTCTAATAGTTGATAGTCCTAGGTATTCAGAAAACTTTTTAAGCATTGTATTTGTCTTTAAAGGTTTCATATTTTTCTTCTTCTACAATCTTAACTTCTTCATTAACACCTAGATATTCGTCTGATATCTTTTCAATTTTATTAAGATTGTCTAAAACACCCCTTAGTGTGACATTATTGTTATCGTTTTCTTCTTTTACTTGTTTGCCTAATTTTTTCATAATGGTTCTTCTTAACATATCTTCAGCCTCATTATCTTTTTTATATTTGTTATGAGACTTTGTTAATGGGTGTTTGGCATTAGGCGCCATATCAACACCACCACCTGCTACTGAATTTGCTGGCGCATCTTCATCCATCTTATTGATGATTTCGTCCATCATTTCTTTATAATGTTTTGGCATAATCGTACTCCGATACCAGTTCTCCATTCTGTTCATAAATGTCAACACCGAAACATGTCATTAATGGTTCAGCATCTATCTCTGGTATATCTTTACTTTCGTTTAATATTTCATCATACAAATTTTGTTCTTTTAAGTAAGTTAAAACACCTGCTTCAATAGCATCTTTATGAGAAGCGTAAGAGGAATCTTCTTTAATTAATAATGCTAATGCGACACCAAATGTTCCTAACCTACTACCGAGACCAACTTTGTTCATTATTTTCTTTATGTTGAAAACAAATCTATGAAGTATTGTATAATGTTTTTTATGTTGAAAAGGTACTTTTCTAAATGGTATTAAGTTCTTACCATCTTTATCAATAATACCTTTCTTAAACGCCTCAGTTTTTTCATAAGGCGTAACCATGAGTTTTACAACTCTGTAGGTTATCAATGCATCAATCGTTCTACTCATAGGTTCTGTAACTCTTTTACTATTTTTATATCTGGTGGTATATCGTTTAGTTCGTGAGGATAAAGATAACTTAGATAATCTAAAATTGGTTTCAAAATATTCCAATATTTCTTATCTATCCTAAACAGCATTAAAGTTATAGCTGCTTCGGCACCAAAGACATTTTGTAAAACTATAATGTGATTAACTGCTAGTCTTACTTTTATGTCACCAGTTATTTCATACTTTCGAAATAACCTTTTAAGATATTTTAATCTTTTAATATCTTCATAAAACTCAACTTCTTTATCCAGTGTTGGATTATCATAACTATTTTGTGCAAATAATAACCAATTGTCTTTGGTAATTTCCTTAAACATTCACGCTCCTAGTAATTAAACTAATTTAGCGTAAACTTTAGATGTACCAGATTGTAATGTTTCGTATTTAACTTCTAATTTAAGGCCGCCCTCTTTTCTATGAGAAATACCATCATCATTAATATCTTGTCCGTCCACATCTTTACCAAATCTTCCGCCAAACTGTGTAACTTCAGCATTAACTGTACCTTTATCACCTTCGCAATCAACTTGTGATACTGTTAATCCTATTTTGTTCAAATTCATTCTCAATTGGTCAACTGCTGCCTGAGGATTTAAATATTCTCTTTCAGCAATACTACCAACATAAGCGTTTACCTTTTTTAGAACATCAGCATCTTCGATATTAGCTAGACTTACTGACCCGTCACCAACATGGGTGCCGTCAAGACCAGAAGTGCCAATACCTAATGGTGACATTACTTCTTTTATATGTTGTTTAAATGTTTTCATTTTTTCCTCTTACTTATACTTATCTGATTTACGCTTCTCTCCGTCAGAGCGAGCTATCAGACCTTTAGCTTTTAAATGAGCCTTGTCGGTGAAACCTGCCTTACCTGCTTTATACCTTTTCATAGCATCAGCAGTGTTAGGTGGTGCTTCACGCAACAAATCCTCTTCGAAATCGTCAAAGTGTTTTTCTTTTATAAAAGACTTAAACTTTTTCATCTTCTTTTACCTCTTCGAACATACCAATTAATTTATTGGTTTGTTGAATAGCTCCGTTGAGAGCGTTCAAATTACCTTTCATTTGTTCAACTTGTTTTTCTGCTTTTACAATTTCTTGTCTAACAGTATCAAATTGAGCTTGTAAATTGTCTCGTTCTTCAATCAATTTTTCTTTTGATATAGCCATAATTATTCCTCAATGTTAAGCGATTGTCGGGTTATTACCACCTATTACATACCATTTTGAATTTTTAAACAAACAAGTAACTGTTTCGCCTGGAGCGTCAAGTGTAATTGTTGAATTATCAAAACTAGTAACTGTAATTGTGATAGCATTTGTACCACCAGTTGATGTATTTAAGATAGTTTTAATTTGACCATCTGTACCGTCAGCAAGTGTACATGAGTGTGTTGCTGAAGTTGCATTAATTTCAGTAATTGCTGTTGTTAAATTAGGTGCCGTTGTTGATGAACCATCAGCAGTGATTTGCTGTGAATCCGCTCCTAAGCCTAACCATGTTGGAATGTTATTAAATATATTTGCAGCCGATACTTTCTTGTTAATAGGTGTACCACTTGGGTCATCTACCACATGAAATAAATCTACTGCGGCTAAAGCTTGACCTAAATCGGTCAGCTGTGTGATTTTTTTATCTGCCATTTTTATCTCCTAAACCCCCTTTGTGGGGAATGCTACTTGTGCCAGTTGACACAATCACTTTGTTAATATATTTATACGAGGAGACCGAAGCCCCCTCGTATAAGGTTTTTATTAAGCGGCGTCTGTTAATGCCACTAAAGTTTGATGTTGTATTCTACCTGCTCTTCCACCAGAACCAGTTATTTTTAAGTTCCAACCTGCATGAGCAGCTCCGTCTGCGACTTCGCCATCTGCATAGTTGAATAACCCAATAGTTTGACCTGAAATGAAAGCGTCTGCTGTAGTATCTTCGAACAAAGTAGTACGATTACCGTCTGTTTGTTCTGTTGCTAATTGCATAAGAGCCCATAGCGGTGCGCTAGCGGCTGCATCTGCTTTTCCCCAACTTGACATATTATTCTCTCCCTTAGTTAAAAAAATAGGTACTCAATTTGTTATATAGTACCTATATTTATAAGGGATATTATTTGAAACCGAGTTTTTTCAACTCTGCGATTGTTTGACTAGCTGACTTGAAAGTAATACCAGTTCCACCTCTTTGGTTAAACTCTTTAGTATTCTTGTCATAGTCATCAATTAGAATTGAACCAGGACTTGCATAGTTCTTTTTTTCACTTCTCATAACTAGGTTAATCTTATCTCTAGTTATATTAGTGTTTCTCATAGCCCATTTCATTTTGCCTGGAATGCAATTAGGGTCATGGGCATGTTCTACATATGCACTTAGTATATGTGGATTATATTTCTTTACGAAATTGTAAAGTTTCTTACCCTCGTTTAGCCAAGGTCCACTAGACCAGAAATCTTTTCTAGCGATTACAGGATCCCACCTTTTTCGTCTATCAAGTTTCATCCATTGGGAAATTGGCATCTTAACAGTGTCTACCAACTGTTTCTCAAAGTCGAATAGAACACCGTCCATATCTAGGTATATTCTAGGTAAATTTTTCATAGTGTTATCCTTTTTAATCATACCTAACTATAACATATCCACAGTAAAAGGCAAGCACTTTTTTCACTTTTTTTGAAAAAAATGGCGCTTTTTTTGTACTAAAATCAACGATTTATTTATCGTATTCTATCTCTGGATTTACATCCACTTTAGAGGCAGATTTGTCTGTATCAGTTGTTTTCTTGTTCTTTATTTGTTCTTTTTTATCAACTGCTTCCTTTTTCATCTTATCTCTAAGGTGTTTATATGCGACACCGACCTGTAATAATGGTTCACCAGTTTCAGGATTTACCATCTTAGAAGTGTCTTGTTGAATAGCTTTATTCTTTTCTTGTTCAATTTTTTGTTTTAGAATAGCAATCTCGTCATCTTTTTTCGCTACATCAGCCTTTAATTTATCTGAAGATTCCTTTTCAGGTTTCTTTTCTTCTTCTTCAGTTTCTTTCTCGTCAATGTTATCTGCGTCAGGAGCTATATCTTTTTTCTTTTCTTTTTTCTCAGCAGCTTCTTTCCACATATCAACAATTGTTTCAGTGATTGATTTAATTATTTCTTTTTCACCTTTAGCATTTTTCTGTTGTGCATTTGCCTTAGCAGTTTGCCCCATATGAGTTTCACCTAAAATGCCTTTTACTGTTTTAACATCTAGTTTTAAAGCCTTTGCAATCTCAGCGGCAGACTTACCTTCTTTTTCCATTTGGTCAATCTTACTCATCATACCTTCTACAACTGGTGGAAAAGGTGCTCCGCCTGCTTTGCCTTTTAGATACAATCTTAATGCAGCTGCTGTAGTAGGGTCAACTACTTTGTTACCAAACATTTCGTCAAGATATGCTTCAGCAGTCATAACATTTGTGTCTGGAAATTTTGCCATAACTTGTTTGTGTATAGCCTCAATATTCTTAGCAGCGTCAATTCTAACCTCTGAACCAGATTTATGAATTTCTCCACCACCTGTTTTACCTTTAAACATGTTAGCAATTGTGCCTGCTTGGCCTGAGTTCTTTGCCATGTATTCAACATACTCGACACTCTCTTCAACTTCTTCTTTGATACCTAATCTCTTCATGTGTTTTCTAACAAGAGGTCTTGCATCACCATTAGGATTTTTCTTACCAGCCACATATAAGTCATCAAACAAACTATCGTCACCAACTAAACCATATAACTTATCTGAAGCGTCATCACCTTCTTTACCAAGTTTGATAGGACTTTGTAATAGTTTTTTCAACTGCATCTTTTTTTGTGGTGTATCAGGAATAGCCCATGTGCCTTCCGTCTTAATTGCTTTTTCTAAATCTTTTGCTTGTTGGCCGTGTGCTTGTACAGCTTTCTTTAATTGTTTTGCGACATCTTTAACTTTAGGTACATCTTTAGAATCCAAGTCTTCGTTTTTGCCTTTGTACATTTTATCAATCTTATTGAAAAATGCTTTCTTTTCGGCAGGTGTCATTGCACCGATACCTTTACCAGCTTTCTCTAATTCTTTTTTGAATAACTGTTGGTATTTGTGTTCGTCTTTAATTGTTATACCGGCGATTGCTTCTTCTAAGCTGCCAGGTTTTGTTTCAAAATTGTTTCTCATTTTTTACTCCCTCTAACTTTGGCAGCCAAATCTTTGTCAGCGCCTCCCCATGTGCCTGAGGATTTTGTTACAAATGAATTTACTCTAGCAAAAGCCCATTGCTGTTGACTTGCGCCAGGTCTGTGACCACCTCTCCAAGCGGCCATACCTCTATCATATACTTTTTTCAAAATTGAATAAGGCATTCCTGATTTCTCAGCCTTATTTTTTAAACCTTTAATTTGTTCATACTTCATTTTTGCTGGATGTTCTACTTCTTCGTCTTTCATAATAGACTTTGCAATCTCATGGCCTTTTTTGATAGTAGATTTTTTCAATGGTTTTTCATCACCTGTCATTTTCTTTGCTTGTGCCATACCAATGGCATATGCATCATCTTTTCCTTTTTCTTCTACTTTAAGACCATTTCTTTGCATAGCAAGAGAAATATCCATAACTCTTCTAAAGATACCTTTTAAATGTACTTTATTACCACTTACAGTTGTTTTGATACCAACTTGTTTACATAAGTGTACTAAGTTATCTTGTTTCTTTTTATCTGAAACATGAATAGTTGCTTCAGCTTCATTCAACATTTGTGCCTCATCTAACATTTCTAATTCATCTGCTAGTTCAACACTCTCTTTTCTAATTTTCTTTAAGTCGGCAGCCTTATAATTATGTTTAGTCATAAGTCTAGTCATTGCCATAGTAGAGATAAAAGGTATATCACCACCATATAACTTTTCTAATGCGTTCTTATCTTTGTCAAACTTAGTAAACATAGCACCAAGTTTATTTGCATTGTCAACTGAAATCTTTTTATTTCTTAATGGCTCATATTCTTTTTTTAGTTTTGCAATCTGAGCATCATTAAAACTTTCTTCTAAACTTTCTGGCATTACTCTTAATTTACCAGAAATGTAAAGTGGATGCATTTTAAGTGCCTTTTGAGCATCTTCTTCATCATTACTATCAACTTTTACAACAACTTTATTACCTTGTTTAGTAACTCTGTGTGCAATACCACCAAATTTACTCATTGCCTTTTTGATATCGGCATTAACATCTTCGGTGATGTGGTAACCTTTATTATTACAGTGGTCACAACCCTCACCGTTACATTTAGGACATACTGTTTTTGCTTCGTTCATGTCAGGATTATATTCCATGTAATCAGTAACAGAGTTGATGTAGTCTTTTGCTTTTGTAATTTTAGATTGTACCCACGCTTCTAATTGAGCGTCATCTGTCTTACCTTGTAACATAGAGGAAAGTTTTAAGGCTTTATCAGATATCGCTTCTAATTCACCACGAGCCATAGATATTTCATGGTCACCTTCTTTAAGTTCAAACTCTTCAAACTTAACAGGTGCTGATACTGTTGCCTGTGTTTTAGGGTCAAGTACCACCATTCTCTCTTGTCCTGGTGTTGCGTTCTTATAATCTTTCGCAATCTTTTTAAATTCTGCTTTTGAAATGAAGACAACTTTGCCGTCATATCTGTACTTTGCTTCGCCAAGTTCTTTGACTTTGGCGTATGCATCTGTAAATGTTTGTCTGTATCTAGTCATGTTCCTCTATCTCTATAATTAGTTTACCTTGCCCTTTGTGAACACGGTGAAATTTTTCCTTTTTAACTTTTATAACATCACCTATCTTCATAACAAATGGTAACTCATTATCATGCTGAAACTTCCAATTCACACCAGATATAACTTTAAATGTTCTATCTTTTTTGTCTTTATGCCATACTAATTCTTGTTCATCAACATCATTTTGAAACTGTCTAACAATGGCTTTGCCTTTGCCAAATTGTATATATGGTACATTTGCCATCGCCATTGCCTCCACAAATCCATTCATCATCTACCAATAAAAATTTCCGCCACCTGATAGACCTAAACTTTTTGCATATCTTGGCATATTACAAGCCCAATATGCAGCTTTTGTTCTATCTTTCTGCTGGTCACATCTATGCCTAGCAGCAAAACTTTTTCTGGCCTTCTTATTACTTAGTTTAATCCTAAGGCCTGTCGTATCGCCCCAAGTAACTTTTTTAATGTTGCCTGTACTCGGGTCTTTAACGAAAACATAAAACTTTTTAGGTCCGCCTTTTTTTGGCTTATTAAGTTCCACATCTTTTTTATCTTCCTCTTGTATCGGACAATCCAGAGGGACTTTTTGACCCTCATAAGTTGCAAATTCTCCGATATCAGTTTTTAATAAATGCTCGTCCCACTCTGTCAATTCGGTCAATAAACCTTCTTGCCATAGGTTTCTAGCTTCTTTAAACAAATTATAAAACTCTTCACTGTGTACTCTATAAATGTTTTCTGCGAACGGTATGTTATTCTCTATGTGATAGTGAATAGACTTACTCATTCTGTCTTTATAATCTGCAAAACTCAACATTATAATTTCTCCATCATCTTCGATACCACTTCATCAAGTTTGTGTTTCCACTCTTCTTTATATCGTTGCTTATATTTATCTATTGTGGTATCTAAAGCAGCCCATTCTTTTACATCATTTTTAGTAGGTTTACCTCTATCTTTTGCATCAACTGGTGGTGCATCTGGTTTTTCGCCTGGTGTTATGTCTTTGGCGTGGTTCGCATAGTCAGCACCTATCTCATAAGATTCCGGAACACAGTTTGGTACCATTTTTCCGTTTTTCTTTTTGAGTCCGACTTGTTTATAACCTGACCAACAAGCGTCTTTGAGTTCTTGCGATAACTCTCCAAACATTTTCTTGTATTTCTTTGTGTGAATACTAGGTTTTGTCTTAGCATCCTTGTCGCCAGGAGCTGGCTTGTTGTCATTCTTGGTTGTATCTTTGGACTTAAAGTAGTCAGCTCTCTTGTTCTTAACATCTTTACTTAAACTCTTATAATATTTTTTAGGTTGAGTACCTTTTTTCTTTTTCACATCTCTATCTTGTGGTTGAGCATCAAGGTCCTCAGTCTTTTGTGATACGGCTTCAAAGCCATAATCAACATCTAAGTTATATTCTCGCACTTCTACCTCTCTATCTGCGGCTATTGGGACACAATCCCAAATCCACGCTTTGTGTAAATTGTTATTTTTATCTTCAACAACAATGTAGTTAGTGCTTCGTCTAACGACTTTACCTTGTATATCTTCTTTTACATAATCAACCTCATCACCTAAATTAAAAATCATTTCACGAATATACAAGTCTCTAATTTGTTGTTGTTCAAATTGTTCTAAACTTGCAATTGGTTTTTCTCTTGTACCGATATGATGACCTACACTGCCATATGAAGCAGCCAATTTCATACCTTTTCTTACTTGTTTCATAATACCCTCTGCATCTGCACCAGCAGGTAATCCTTTTTTGAAACTATTTAAATCTCCTTTGGCAGCCGCAGCTCTCATTTTACTTGCACTCATGCCTGTAGCGCCTTCAGCATCCGGGTCTCTTTCGCCAGCAGATACAACTTTTATAGTATCAAAGTCATACATACCATGTCTTGATGATACGCCGTTATACTTCTTTAGTATAGTTTCAAATTCTCTTACTCTATCTGAACCTGCAACCATAGTTACATCTGTGTAACCTTTCTTGTACAACATTGTAGCAATATCTAATACCATGTTTGTAGGATTAATCTCAATGTTTCTTGCATGTTGAGGAAACATCTTTTTCATAATAGAAAGTTTGTCTCTTGGTGACAATGGATTCTTTTTAGGATCCTCACTTCTACTTAAATAAACTTTGTAATCATTTGTAGGTAATGATTTAACTTTCTTAATTAGTTTTTCATGGCCGATTGTTGGTGGATTAAATCTACCAAATGCAAAAGAAACTGATTTACCTTTTGCTTCATGCATTTCTAAATCGTCTATCTCTTTATCTGTCACGATACCGTCCTCTAAAATCTTTTTACATTTTTTGTAAAACTTCATATAGTGGTACTTCTCTAACATTTTATAGATAACATTTTTAGGTAATCTATTCTTAACACCGTATGTTTGTATTTCATCTGGCGACATGTTTTTATCAAATGCAGCTCTTCTTTCTGCATCAACATTATCACCAACTCTTACTATCACTTTCAAATCGTCCTCTATCTCTTCTAACTTATCCTTAATTTTATCTTGTAGGTTAAGTATATCATTTGGAGATAATTCTGTCAACTCATTATAATCAATAATATCTCTTTTTAATTCGCCTTTTGCTACATCAATCTCTTGTACTTTTCTATTAAAATCGTTTATGTACATGTCAATATCAAAAACAAATTCTTCAGGTCTCTTAACAAAAACATTACGCTCAATGTCAAATACAGCATCTGCTTTTTGATTTTGACTATCGTAAGTAGCTTCGTCTGTAATAAAATAATAGTTAATAGGATGTTCAGAACCTGGTATTAACTTACCTTGAATGTTGTCTGGATTACTAGCAGACAAATACTTTTTAGAAAGTCTAACTCTTTCATCTTCCCTTTTACCCACTGGTACATCAAACAATACATTAATATCTAAATCTGCATCATTTCTATATCGTTTAGTTAAAATAGAACCTATTAGAGAATACTTAATTACAGGATATTCTGTTTCAAACTCCTTTAATTGTTTCTCAATTTGTGCTTTCACACTTGGTTTAATTTTAGGGTCATTAGTTTCAGCATCATCAAATACCTTAGGCGCATAAGTCCTTCTAGGTATATCAATAATACTTTCTATGACCTCTCTAAACTTTTTCATTTTCTTCTTTTTGCTCTTCTTTCTGAAGCCATCCATCTTTTTGCTGTGTATGACTTAATAGGTTTACCTAATAATCCTCTAACTGCTTTTGAAACTCTATTCATAATTTGAGTAGTTAATTCTTTATCGTCTTTACTGTTGTCAATGATGACCATGTTTGACATGCCAAATAGGTTTTGAAACTTACCAATATTAGCTTGTACATCTGTCCAAGATTTTTTAGTAATATATTCTGGTACACTTCTTTCTCTTTTAGAGTTTCTTTCTAATGCAACATTTAAACTGGTATTTACAAATATCATGTATGTGTCGTAACCTAGTTCTTTTAATAGTCTCATCTGATAAGATATTTTATCGTAATCTCTACCTGTGCCATCAATAACAAGACCTAATCTACCTTGAATTGATAGGTCTTGCATATTACTTGTTGTTGCTTTTGCTCTAGCACGAACCATATCTCTTGCTTCTTCTTCACTATCTGGCATTTTAAGAGATAGACCTGCTTTCTTTAATCCTCTTTCAAAGGCATTGTCTGAATTAATCATTCTAAGACCTGTGCCACCAAATGCATTTCTGGTTACAAATGTTTTACCGGAACCTGGACCACCTGCAAGAAAAAATGCCTTAAAGATGTTAGGGTCATATAGTCCCTCTTTTAAATCTTGAAATCTTATGTCATCAAAAGTCTTCATTTTACTTTCTCTATTATTTTATTTGCTATGACTTCAGGTGTACTACCCTCTGCCTTAATATTTATTATCTCATTCTTATAATAATCTAGTAAAGGTGCTGTCTTCTTATGATAAACCTCTAGTCTTTTCTTAATGATTTCTGGTTTGTCATCTTCTCTACCTCTTGAAGTTAATCTTCGTATAATCTCATTTTCACTAACTTCTAAATTTACCACATAGTCATATTCAATATTTTCATCTTCCATTTTCTCAGCTTGTTCTACATCTCTAGGAAAACCATCAAAGATATAACCTTTCTGAGCATCTGGTTTAGATGTTCTTTCTTTTACTGCATTTATAACAATATCTAATGGTGCAAATTTACCTTGTGCTAATAAATCTTTTACTTTTCTGCCCTCTGGTGTATTTTGTTTTGCTAAATTTCTCATCATATCACCAGTGTAAATATGTGGTATGTTTAGTCTCTTAGACATAATCTCAGAATAAGTTGACTTACCAGAACCTGGACCACCAATCATAATAATTTTTGGTTTATTAATTGCCTCAAAGAAATATTGTTTAAATGTTTTCATCAATTCCACCCTTTTGGCATTGTAAAGTTTGCTCTACTAAACTCTAGTCTATCTACAAATTTAATTGCACCTGCAACTTTATCAACTGCAACATAACCTTCAGGTGCTGTCACTTTGTACCCGTTTGATGTTCGTAAGAAATGACCAATACTTTGTATCTGGTTCATTTTCTTTAATAGTGTGTCTTTAGCATTTGCTAATGTAATGTGACTTGCAATCGCAAAATATAAAGCGCTTCTATTTCTGTCTATAAATTGTAGACCTTCTTTTCTTTTTTGAATATAAGGTGCTTTACCTTTTTCAGTTTTTCTATTATCTATTTCCATTTTCATAAAGTTATCAAAGTAGTCTCTAAACTGGTCTTGCATAACTTTTACTTTGCCCATATTGGCATTTGAATTCTTGATATAATAATTAAAGTATGTCTTTAAACGAAAACCAACTGACATTTGGTCTGATACATTTGCTGACATTAAATCTAAAATTGGTTTTGCCTTTGATAAAGAACCTTCAGCCATTCTTAGTTGTGCATCAAATTTTGCCAGTTCACCTTGATTGAATGTAGAAGAACCTGTTGTATCTTTATATTGAGCAGATGCTAAAAATACATTTCTGTTTGATGAACCTGTTACAGTACCAAAACTAGCGGTCAAAGATTTCATATCTTTACCATTATATTGTGTGTGAAATACAATACCCATTTTTGCAGCTGCAATCTTTTTACCAATAGCACTATCAGCTGGCATTGCATATGTGATTGTATTAGGTGTAAAAGAAATCATCTTTTCACCATCAATTGCTATGTTCTTTTTGTCATTTGTAAATAACAAATCGCCTTGTAAAATACCTTTAATGTTTAGTTTAGAAAGATAAGCAAGGCACACTTTTAGTTTTTTATTAACTTCACCACCATGGTTTTTGTCAATATCTCTATTAGTGTAATTGATTTTAGGAGTTACATTGAATACTGATTTTGTGCCGACAAAGAATTTGCCGTTTTCTGGATTGATACCACAAATAATAGCAGGCGCACCGTCCCATTTGACAGTTACATTGGCCTTACCACGAGATGAACCAGCCAGCATGTTTCTTACTGACTTCAAAAAGTTTATTGCGTTATCGCCACCTTTTGACCCTCGATTGATGATATCATCTTCAAGGTGTTCCAAGTGTGTATTTGTGTCTTGGGTCTGAAACCCTTTAAAACTGAACATATTTCTCTCTCATTTTCATCCATTATACAAAGTTTCCATTCATTTGGCAAGCACTTTTTTGCTTTTTTTTCATAAAATCCATGGTTAAAATCAACAATTTACTCTACTATTTATATGATTTTTAGTTTAAACCGTTGTATTTCACAGCGAGGTTAAAGAATTGGCCAAGTTTGTGTCTGACACCAACCTGATTACTACGAACCGACATGTTCATAGATGCTATTTTATTATTACCATTGTATAGGCATAACTCAAAATTTTGTTTTGAAGTCTGAGACTTAATGCCTACAACTTTGTTAGCCTGTGTTAGTAAAACATTTAATCTGTTACTATCTTTTACCTCTTTATATGTGTCGTTTACAGCCTTGATAATTGTTACAGGCACTTCAGATTGTTTTAGAATTTGTTTACGACAATATGCTACAAATGTTTTATAATCTTTGGTCATAACCTTCATCAAATCTTCTCTGATTATATCAAGACCTTTATCATACATCTCATCATATTTCTTTAGATTATCTCTTTCAAATTTTTCTAAGACCTCTAATGTGGGTGTTCTTTGAGTTGGCTCATCATAATCACTTCTAGTAATACCAACATTTTTATAAACTTCATTCAATAATTTTTTTCTAAGTTTTATAGACATAGTATTACCTGTATCAAAATATTCATAAACAGGTTTTACATATGTGTTTAAAAGTGGTTCTTTTGTGGATTCACCACCAGCCTTCAGTGATACACCTAACATGGTATTGTCTTGAAAAAATATTACAATATCAGCAGGCGAATTAGCAGGAACACCGGCAGGTTTTGCTCTGTATGTCCAAAAAACTTTACTAATTTTTTTCTTTCTATCTGTATCAAACAAATATTTTCGTATAGCAATAGCATTGTTCATTTTTGTACTATACAAAGAAGATTGTGGCATTTGTTCTATAAAATCCACACCAGCTTTTATATCACTAGGTGTTACATAACAACCATGCTTTGAGCTATCTAATGCTAAAACATCATTGTAAAGTCTTTCTATTTTAGTTTCTGTAAGATTATTCATAAAAGCAATACAAGGTATTAGCTCTGTAATAGTAGAATTTAATGTGGTTTCTGTCATGCCACCAGACATTGGTTTGTAAACTATTCTAACTGTCTTACCACCAATTTCTGTTTCAGTTATATCTTCACTAGATAAGGAAGTTTTCTTAACTGTTACACTTAATTTTTTAGATTTGAAATGATTATTTACATGCTTACGAGCAGTCGCTCTATCAGCTGCTCTTGCAAAGAAAACATCAGCACTCTTTGTTGATTTCTTTTCTTCGAAACTCAACATAGCACCAGCCTTCTTAGCCGCTTGTTCTACGATTGTAAATTGTTGTTTATCTAAGTTCATCATTCCCTCTTATTACATATTTATGAGGGAATGGCAACTAGTAATTCCAGAGAAATCTAGGAATACCGCCATTTTCTTGCCAAACTTTCTCTTTATTTTGAAACTTAGCAAGGTCTTCAGCGTCTTCTTCAAAGAAATACTTAGCAACAACATTTTCTGTAGGATGTTCAATGACATTCCACATTATCTTTCTACCTACTTTTTCCATTTCTGTTGTATAACTAAGTTTTCCGTCCAATTTACCTGGTCTCCTATCGCCCTTATGAAATCTAACTTTTTGTTTTTTCTTCTTTACCATATCCAACTTATATAAGAGTAACGAGTACCTTTCGTTACTGGTTCGACTTTATGAGGATACATAAAGTTACTAGGAAATACTATTATATCTCCTTTTGATAAGTTTGTTTTTTCATCTACTAGATAAAACTCACCACCCTCATAATCATCATTTAAAACTCCTAATACACTTAATATAGGAATACCTTTTCTTTCACCATCAAACATTGAATGAATATGGTCAGCATGTAAGGCCATCTTTTTATTTTCGGCATACTTATTAAATCTTACATGAGAGTAACCTTGATACTTGTCAAACCAAGGCATATTTAAATCTTGTACATACTTATATGCTGTGTCATCAACAATATCGTTTAAAGTTTTTTTAGTAGATACATTACCCCAACTCATAGATAATTCTTGTGAGCCACTTCTAGGTTTATATTCGCCTGTATTAGCATTGTAAAATGTATGTTCTTTAAATTCTAATGTGTCCATTTCTGACACGGTTTTGGCACATATCTCATCTGAAACCACACCTCTATATAACTTTGCATAATGCATTAATTCGTGTTGTGTGTTCATAATTTAAAATCACTAAACTTGTTGTAAGCGTCCTCTTTTTCATCTACTTGATTAGCGTCAACAATTTCGCCAGCCTTTTGTTGTACATCATATAATCTCATTTTAGACCTATCAACACCAATAATAAATGCACGATTAATACTAGGGTCATTATATCTATTCTTTAATTGTTTTACTTTCATCTGACCTAATGCCTCTAACTCCTCATTTGATATTAAAGCAAACATGAAATCAGCAGTTGCTGGAAGACCAAAAGATTCAGAGGTATCTTCAAGACCAATATCAGTTGACACGAAACCAGTTCTGGTTGTTTGTGTTGCACTAAAGATTGGTACATTAAATTCTACTGCCAAACCTCTTAGCTCTTCAGCAATTGCTTTAACATAAAAGTATGATGAAATATTGCCACCTTTAAATCTACTTGAAGCACATATGTTCAGGTAATCAATAAAGATAACATCTGGTCTAAAC